ATGGTATTTTCTGTGACGAACGATTAAAAGTAGACATTGCACCATTAGAAAGCACAGAAGTTAACGACGAGTTAGCACAAATGGCATTCTTTGTGAAAGGTCTCCGTGAGTGCTCTTAAGAAGTTAAGACAACTGGAGCCAATCCAGTTTAGATATAAAGAGGAGTTAGATCCGACGCAACCATTACGTGCTGGTTTCTCTGCTCAACAGGTACAAAAAGTAATACCTGAAGCAGTAAAAGAAGTTGATGGAATATTGATGTTGGATGGGAATGTTTTAAAGAATTATCTCCGCATGGCGAGAGAAGAGTTATTAGCTGAATCTTCTAAGTAGTAGTCGATTTAAAATAAGCAATATATAAGAATTTAGTGTAGAGAATTATGGTCGCTCAAGCAGCAATACCTATGGCAGGTAAGTTATTACCTTTTTTAACAAAAATAGCTACAAACCCAGTAGCAAGTTCAGCCGTTACAGGCGCTTTTATGGGTGGTGTACCTTCCTTACTGCAAGGTAATCTATTAAATGCATTAGGAGGTGGCATTGCAGGTGGAGCAGGAGGAGCAACTTTCGGTGGTATAGGAGGCAAATTAGTACCAGGAGCTACTGGACTTGCTGGTAGATTTATGGGTCCATCTACAACTGCGGCAGCGGCTGTAATACCAAGTTTAGCTGGGGCTGCGGCACCTGTTACTGCTGGTTTATTAGGAAATGCACTACTTGGCGGAGGCATTGGTAATTTAGGTAGACAAACAGCAGGAGCCGTAGGTGGAGCAGGTCAAAATACCGTCGGACTTCTTGGATATCATGCTGTAACTGGTGAGCCTTTATATGGAACAGCTGTACCTCCAGGGATGGGTCAGTATGGTGGAGTTCCTCCTGTTGGTGGTTCTGCTATGGATGTTCTTCAACCAGGTGGTCCTGCAGGTGCTCAAAGACTTACAACACTTAAGAATGCAGAGACGATGGCTGATGCATTAAATGCTTACTTACCTACAGTTCGTAAGTTTAGTGAGCAAGCTAAGAAAGATGACTTTGAAAGAAATATGGCTGCTGCAGGTATTAGACAAAATATTGCAACAAATGCTGCAATGTTACAAGCTTCGCAGCAAGCTGGTTTAGGAATGGGTCTTACAGGGGCTCAACAAGCTGGGCAAGCTTTAGTTAACCAGTATTCTTATAGCTGACTATGACCACCCTAAATGAGTTTAAACAGTTAGTTGATGCCTATCGGTTAGGTGATTTAAAAGGACTTGACACTGCCTATAATCCGAATCCTACTGCAAATGGAAGAAACACAGATCTTAAAGATCCTTTGGTATATACGGATACTGAGTTAGAAGAGGAACCTCTTCCAGACGATTTAGTATATGTAACTCGTGGTAAAGGACTTGATAAGAAAATATATGTAGGTAATAAAGATAGGGAAATGAATTTTCTTAAAAGAGCGACATTAGGATTATTAGATGCATTTGTAGATAATACAAAAGTAGGGGATAAAGTATTTAGGGTTGATAACGATAGGCAAAATTTAATACCAAAAGATGAATATAACGCGAAAAGGTTAGCAGAACGCCGTCGTAAAGCAGATATAAGTGGAGATGCAGTCGCAAGTCCTGAGCAAACTCGTAAACATATTGAAAGTCAAAGGGTACGAGATGCTTATCTTTTTGAACAATTAAATAAATTAAATGACTATGAATTAGAACGTTGGAAGAATGCTTATCCTCAGTATGCAAAAATGATAAATGATGAAATATTTAAGAGAAGAATGCAAATTGAATATAATAGTCCTAGTGAACTACAAAATAGACTAACCGCAGGTTTTGATACTCGTAATGCTGCTAAAGTTGCTGATGCTGAAGCATATCTAAAAATAGCGCAAGGTATGAAAACTGGTCTTGAGCGTTTTGTATAGCTGGTTAACAATTCACGTTCAGTAGAATAGGAAAAAATATTAGTAATTATGAGTAACGACGTAAAGCAAGTAGGTACTCAATTTGCCAAGGATTATTTAAGTAGTGCTCAAAATAATGCTGTAGCTAAGTTAACAGCTGACGACGATGATACAGGAGGAGGTGCTTCAAATCTTACAAAGGTAAACGATCCTTCTTTGCAATCTCAAATTGCATTAATGGATATACAGAATACTCAACAACAGTTAAATTTAGAAACTGCTGCTGAATTAGATCGTATTCAAAGAGAGTTCTACACTGATCAAGATATTAGAAGAGGTCAGTCAGAAGGAACTCAAAGTCGATTAGGGCAAATGATGGGGGGAGAGCAACAACGTTTAAGTGCAAGAGTTGCAGGAGAAGAACAAAGAAGAGGAACAGCTGAGACAGGTTTACAACAGCGTTTAGGTGCAAGAGTTGCAGGGGAAGAGCAACGTGCAGGTATTGAGACAACTGGAACACAACAACGTTTAGGAACAGCTGAAACAGGATTCCAACAGCGGCTTGGAATGGGAGAGCAGGGGTTACAACAAAGAATGGGAATGGCAGAATCTGGATTACAACAACGGCTAGGAACTGCAGAAACTGGAAGACAGCAAAGAATGGGAACTGCAGAAACTGGTTATCAACAACGTTTAGGACAAAGAGTCGCTGGACAAGAAAGAAGAGCTGATTTAGCAGAAACAGGTGCTCAGCAGAGGGCATCATCCAGAGTCACTGGTCAAGAGCAACGTGCTGGTATGGTTGAGTCTGGTTATCAACAACGTTTAGGACAAAGAGTTGGAGGCCAAGAAAGAAGGGCTGAATTAGCAGAGACAGGAGCACAAACCCGTGCTACTGAGCGAGTTAGAGGTGAGGAAGATAGAGGACGTATTGGAGCAACTGGTTTTGAGCAACGTCTCGGAACTGCAGAAACTGGTTTCCAACAACGTTTAGGAACAGCTGAATCAGGATTCCAGCAGAGACTGGGAATGAGAACAGCAGCAGAAGAAACTCGTGGAACAGAAAGAGTTAGAGGTGAAGAGCAACGTGCAGGTATTACAACAACTGGATTACAACAGCGTCTTGGAACTGCAGAGACAGGCTCCCAAACCCGTGCTACTGAGCGAGTCAGAGGTGAGGAAGATAGAGGACGTATTACAACAACTGGAGTACAACAACGGCTTGGAACTGCAGAAACTGGGTTACAACAACGTTTAGGAACAGCTGAATCAGGACTTCAACAGAGATTGGGAATGAGAACTGGAGGAGAAGAACAACGAGCAACTCGATCTTTAGAACAAAGAATAGGTGGAGAAGAGCAACGTCTTGGTATGAGAGTAGGGGGAGAAGAGCAAAGAGCATCTCGTGCTTTAGAACAAAGAATCGGTGGAGAAGAACAACGTCTTGGTATGAGAGTAGGGGGACAAGAAACCCGTGCTACTGAGAGAGTTAGAGGTCAAGTAGACATTGGGCGTATTGGCGCAACTGGATTACAACAGCGTCTTGGAACTGCAGAAACTGGTTTCCAACAAAGAATGGGAATGAGAACAGCAGCAGAAGAAACTCGTGGAACAGAAAGAGTTAGAGGTGAAGAGCAACGTGCTGGTATCTCAACAACTGGATTACAACAACGTTTAGGAACAGCTGAATCAGGACTTCAACAGAGATTGGGAATGACAACTGGAGGAGAACAAACACGTGCTACAGAAAGAGTTAGAGGTCAAGAGCAACGTGCTGGTATCTCAACAACTGGATTACAACAGCGTCTTGGAACTGCAGAAACTGGTTTCCAACAAAGAATGGGAATGAGAACAGGAGGAGAACAAACACGTGCTACCGAACGAGTCAAAGGTCAAGTAGACATTGGGCGTATTGGAGCTACAGGTCTTCAACAACGTCTGGGAACTGCAGAAACTGGTTTTCAACAAAGAATGGGAATGCAAACGGGAGGACAAGAAACACGTGCTACTGAAAGGGTTAGAGGTCAAGAAGATAGAGGAAGAATTGCAGCTACTGGTTTAGAGCAACGTTTAGGACAAAGAGTTGGAGGTCAAGAGCAAAGAGCGACAAGAGAAACAGAAGGTCAGCAAATCAGGTCAACAGACTTGCAAAGAGAGATGTTCCGTCGCTATAAAGAAGCAAGAGATTATGGCCAAGCACAACGAGCTTACCGAGTATGAACAAATGGATTAACGGACTAACTGATAAAGACCGAGAATCCTTTTTAGCTTTTTGCAAACAAACAGCTTCTCCCATACAGATTTATCTCTACTCACGATTCCTTGGTTTTAAAGGAACAATTGTTGAGTGTGATGAATGGTCTAAGAAAAAATTTAAAAAACGTAATTTTAATATTCTATTAGAACAAGAAATAGATCATATGCAAGAAGATATTTCAAAGTTACGTCAAGCAATTGATATGGGTATGGTTAAACAAGATATGGGTACAGCACGTATTGCAATGCTTCAAAAAGAATTGAGAGGCTCTATAAAACAAATAGGCGATGAAAAAGTATTAATGGATAAACAAGGCTTGATTCTTGCTGGTGCAGACAGAGCATTACGTGAGATGTTAACTATTTTCCGTGATGATCCAATTGAAGGTCCCTTACAAGAAGCGTCAATGGGAGTTTGGACAAAAATATTACAGGAAGAAAGTTAAAGATTTTTAGGCTATGCTACGTGCATGGCAGGAACAAGTATTTATAGTGTTTATCGACGAACTGCGAGAGCAGCCGCTAAACAACAAGTTGTCAAAAAAACTTCTAATATTGATGTAGAGCGAGCACGAGAAGATTTTGCATACTTTTGTGATGTTGTAGGAGATAAACCACCAGCCACTCACCATAAAGAATGGCATAAATATTTGTGTACTGGAAAGGATAGTGAATGTTTAGTAGGTATTGGTGGACCCAATATTGATATCTTGGCACCTAGAGGAAGTGCTAAATCCACAATCCTTGGTTTATATACAGCTTGGACTGTTGGTATACATGCTCTTAATAAGCAACCATTAAAGGTTTTATATATTTCTTACACTGTTGATGTAGCAAGACCTAAAAGTGCAGCCATAAAAAGAATTATTGAAGAAAGTAAAACATATCGTGAAATTTTTCCCAGAGTGAAAATTGCTAAAGGTATTAATTCTAATGAGTATTGGAGTATTGATTGGAAGTTTGCTGGAATTAAATCTACTGGAGAAGAAGAGTTTACTGTTTGTTGTGCAGGCTTAAAAGGTGCTGTGACATCTAAACGTTCTCATCTTTGTATTATTGATGACGCTATCAAAAGTGCTGATGATATTAAAAACAGAGATATTCGCCAAGCTATGCAGGATAACTGGAACTCAGTCATAGTTCCTACTATGTTTGAAGGAGGTAGAGCTATTTGTTTAGGAACTCGTTTCCGTCATGATGATATTCATAACAGTACTTTTACTCCAGCAAATGATTGGGTTCAGATAGTCCAGTCTGCAATCACTGTTGATAAGGATGGTGAAGAAATTTCGTATTGGCCAGATATGTGGTCTTTAGATTATTTACGAGATAGACGACGCCAAGCTCCAGTTGCTTTTAGTTTTCAGTATCAAAATCAAATAATACAGACAAGTGAGTTATCCCTTTCTCCAGACTTGGTTGTTAAAGGAGCTATAGCAACTCAGTTTGATGCTATGGGTATTGGAGTTGATCTATCAGCTGGTATAAGAGAGCAGAATGATTTTACTGCTTTTGTAATGGGTGGAAGGATAGGAAATAAGATTCATGTGATTGATTGTAAAAGATTGAGAATAATGGGGAATTTAGAAAAGTTAGAAGCATTAATGGAAATGTTAGATGAGTGGGGAGTTATTCATAAAGATGGAGATAATTACTTTCCTACAGGTAGTTCTATTCATGTTTGGTCTGAAGCTGTTGCATATCAGGCATCTTTAGAAGCTGACTTCAAACGTATCTGCTTAGGTGATCAAGGACTGTATAACGTTCTTTGGCATCCTGTTAAAGGATTTCGAGGAGACAAAGTTGCACGCTTTAGGGGCATTATGGGTTTATTTGAGCAAAGAAAGATTACTTTTAATAAGTATCGAAAGTTCACTGCATTAACAGATGAGATTGTCAATTTCGGTGTTAGCTCCCATGATGATTGTGTTGATGCTTTAGTTTGGCTTTGTAATGGATTAATGACCAGAGGAAAACTAGAGTTAGAGTATTGACGATTTAAACTAGTTATAACACTTTCTAATGTCACCTAGTTATTACAACATTGAACTAGAGCAAGATGCTTATGGTTCTGCAGTAATCCCTCTTAACGATGAAATCTGTCATGACATGGCTTTACAGCCTAATGAACGATTTGAAATTGAAATAGAGGATGACGTCATCACTTTGAGGCGACTCCATGCTGGTTACAACATTGAAGAATAGAACAAACTACTAAACACTCATGAGCGATAGCAATACTAAATCCGCAATCGATTCTATCGTTAAGTCGGTTATCGAACGTGATGGTTCTGGTACAGCAGATACGATGCTGATCAACGCCCATTTATCTCAAATGAAGATGTTTGGGATAAGGCAAGGAGTTGAGTTCTTTCCACAACAAGATAATTTAGGTACTCAAAGATTTGATTTTATTCAACAGGTTATTAAATTTAATAAATTAGATGCACGGCTTGATTCAATTTGGGATAGATTTTTAGCTTATGGAAAAGGTTTATTTTATATAAGACCTACAAGAAAAACTTATCGTATCTATTGGTTTGATAAAGATTCATATAGGACTTATTACACACCAGAGGGTGACTTAGAAGAGGTAATTATTATTTATGGGTACAAAGTTCGTTCTAAAAAGGGATTTAAAGGAGCTGGTTTAAATACAGATAAGCGTTATATGCGTTTACGTATTACTGCAACTGAGATTGAAGAGTTTCATAGTGAACAAGAAATAACTTTTGATCAAGAAAACGTTAGTTTTGCATCTCAGAACAAGAAAGTATTAGAAAACACTATGGAGTTTATTCCATGTGTTGAAGTATTTAACAATCCTGATGCTTTCGGAACGGATGGAGCTGGTGAATTTGAGTGGTTAGGTAATCAAATAATTGCTCATGATGAGATGGTTAAAAACATAAGGGCAAACTTATCGTTCTTTGGTAATCCAACTTTATTATCTTCTCGTCCTAAGCAAGACATTGTTGAAAGTAGTTCAGATAGTGAAGTACAAAGACCAAGTATTTCAAGTCAATCAGGTTTTCAATCTAATTTTGATTTATCAAGTTCGACGTTCAAGCAAGATCCAGTAACTAGAACGCAGCCAGGTTATATAGGTAAACCCGGTTCAGGTCTACGTGTTCCAAGAGTTATTGCTAATTTGGAGCCAGCAGATCGTGTTGGTTTTATTACACCTAATGCAGTTAGTACCGATCAGGCTAGGTATGCAGAACAACTACGTAGTGAGCTACGGTTGGCCTTAGGAGGCATAGATGACCTAAGTATTACAAATGTAACCGCAACGGAGATTAAATCGGCATATGGACGTGTCAGTGCTACTGCAAAGAAGAAATGCTTACAACTGTATACTTATGGAATTTGTAAGGTTTTTGAATTAATACTTTTTCAAGAAGAACAAATATTTAGAAAGTCACTTGCTTTTGTTTCTAATATTAAATATCCAATAGTTCCTGAAGATTTAACTGATGAAAAAGCAGTTGAAAAGTATGAAAAAGGAAAGATGAAATATGAGATTAAATTACAGCAAGCAGTTGATTTATCATTAGAAACAGGAGAAATACCAGATGGTGTTGTAGGACTGGCACCCGATGGAGATAGGACTATCCTATGGCGTTGGATGGGTCCTGTTTATGAAGACACACCTCAAGATAAATTAAACCAATCTATCTTCACAAGAAACCTCCAAGAATTAGGCGTTGATAGCATAGAAGCACTGAAGTACCTATTTCCTTCTAAAACTGACGACGAAATAGCAACGATGCTATCTGGTTATCCGTTTAGAATTGTAGGAGAGGTACAAAGAGCTTTCTCAGCTTTCATTGATTTAGCTAATCAAGAAATGAGAACGCCACATCCGCAGCAACCGAATTTACCGATGGCTGCAGATCCGAGATTAGATCTCACTCCATTTTTATATAAAACACTAGAGCAACTCCAGAAGGAATTAACTTATGCAGGACGCTACCGTAGCGCCGACCCAATCGGCACCCCAAGTATCCCAGACCCAGCCGACCAGCTACGTGGCTCCAGCGGCTCAGGCACCAGTGGCTCAGGCACCAGTGGTGGGTACAGCTCCCCAATGGGTGGCAACATCCCAGCCAATGGCGGCACCAGTTCCACAAGCGCAAGCGCAGATGGGGATAGCGGCTCCACAATACAGCCCTACACCGTCAAGTTACCAGGAATA